GTTGTAAGAATGGTTCAAAACCACCAATTCCAGAAATAGCTTGTTGTCTTGCTAATACTTCTAACGGTGTAAGACCTGCTGTTTGTTGTAATGGTACGTCACTACCAATAAGGTTAGCACCAGCTTGTTGTAGTTGTTGATAAAAACCAGGTGAATCTTGAGTACCAAAGTATAAAGATCTAAGCAATGGATCTGTTAGCTTTTCAGATGTTTGTTGTTGTAATAATACAGGATCTATTGCACCCATAGGCATTTGTGTTTGTGTAGGGTCTGCTCCAGCCGTAGTCGCCACTGCAGCTGGCTCGGTAGGAGCAGGTTGAACTGGGTCAACTGTTGGTACAATTGGATTTGTAACTGGAATTGGATCTCCTATTTCTGCTAATCTTTCGGGAGGAAGTTCAGCAATCATTGGTGTTGGATCTGAAATAGGTGGTGTCGTTCCAGGATTAAAAATTTGTCTCATCCTTTCTTGTTGATCTAAATATTCTTGACTTGGGCCACCAAAGTCTGGTTGATCTCTGTCATCAACACCGTTCATATCAGTATCTTGGAAGTCCATAGTTCTACTAAAGGTTTCACGATCACTCAAACTTCCAGGACCTTTATTTTCTATATTTTTTACAAAATCTGGTGGAGTTACACCTGCTGGGCCAATAATTCTTCCATCTGGTCCACGAATCTCTGTTGGTCTTATGCCAGGGCCAAAGCCAAAATCTTGTGGTGGTAAAGGTGGAGGTGGCATACCTATTCTTGGATCAATTATAGGTCTTCGCTGGTTAATTGGTGGTAGTAAGTCTGGTCTTATTGGTTGAACATCACGATAGAATCTATCTGAATCATTACTGACTACTGGTTCTTTAAAACCTGGAGGTGGTACGAAGTCATTTAGTCCTCCAGTAATTGGTGTGCCGCCAAGATTAGGTATAGGTTGTTGGCCGCCAATTGCATCTACTCTAGGTCTTAAAAAAGGATCATCGGCTGTTTGTTGCAAGGGAGATTTGGTTATTCCTACACCACCGCCAACTCCTCCAATAGACATAGGTCTTTCAGGTAGCCCACCTTTTACTCTTTGAATTAATCCAGCTAATCCACCTTTCCTTCTTGGTGGCATTGGTGTTCTTGGTTCAAGACCTCCCATACCTCTACCTCTAGATGGTGCTTGTCCTATGGGTGCTCTTATTAAGTCACTTAAAATACCCATTATGACATTCCTACTTTGTTAAATTGTTCAAAGGTCTTCATAAGTTTGTCCATATTTTTTGCACCTTGTTGTCTATTTGGTTGACCATTTGGCACTAACTCTATACCTGTTTCTGTCTTTGTTACTTTAAATCCACCTAAACCATTGTTAGCAGCAGAAGTCATTACAAACTCACCATCACTTAACATAGCTGGTATGTCATCACTTGTACCTGTTCCTGGGCCTATTGAAGGACCACCATTACGCATGTCTAGTTCGTTAGCCATTACTGATCTGCCCATAGCAAAATTAGGTCGTAATTCTTGTAAGCCACCCATAGCAGCTTTTCTTACTCCTAAGTCAAAGCCTGTAAATGTAGGTGCAGGCATAAGATCTGGTCTTACAGATTGCCTTATGTCTTTGAGTCCACCTTCTTTACGCTTATAATCATCTTTAACAGCTTTACCGTAAAGTGCAGCCATAGCCATTAGTCCTGCGTTACCACCAAGACCTCCGCCTCCTCCACCGCCTCCAACAATGTTACGTAATAATCCTGGGTCTTCTGAAGTACCTAAAAATGTATCTCGTAAGTAAGGTCCAATCTGACCACCAAAAGGTCCTGTAGATGGTTGATTTGGTTGTACCCCATAGTTAGGATCAAAAATATCTTCACCACCAGTAAGCTGGTCAAATTCATCAGGTTGCATCATATTCTTAAATAAACCTTTACCATCACTCCCAGGCATTACATATTCATAAGCGTTAGATGCTGATTTACCTAAATTACCAAGTAACCCCACATCATCACTGCCTTTAAATACATAATCTCCAACATTACTAAGTCCTTTGCCAATGTTACCAAATAGACCAACTCCATCTGAACCTTTTGTTAAAAACTCTTTTGCATTGCCAAAAATATTTCCTGTTTTACCACCTGTATATGATTTTGCGGGTGTAAATGCTGTTATTAAGTCGCCAATACCACCCTCGCCTTTTGCTATATTAACAACAGCTTTTCCCCTGTTATACATAATTGCAGGTCCCTGCCATGGTCCAGGTATGACTGCTGCAACAGGTGCAAGCTTTTTGACAACTTTTTTAACCCTACGTGCTGCTTTTTTTAAAAATTTTCCAAGACCAAATTCAGGTAATCCTGTTATTGGGTTAATAGACATACCCTCACCCACGGTATATTCATTAGGATCTATACCTGCGGCTATCATTTCTTTTCTTATAATTGCTTGTGTTTGTGGAGAAATTACTGGTGGAACTACCATTTCTCCAGTCATAACATGAGCGAGTTTAGAGTCTCCTCCTCTCCCTAGTCCTGCTATGCCTGTGCCCGAGTTGTCTATTCTATTCATGCTCTATTATTCCTCAATACATTTTAACCAAAATACCAATAAGTATCTATCTCCTGATTCTACTGCAAGTCCTCTATGCATGTGAGTAAAACTCGGAAAAATTAGAGCGTGGCCTGTAGGTAGAGGCTCGACTGTACCACGTTTTAAAAACTCAGTTCCGCCACCTTTGTACTTTCCAGTGTTCAAAGGAACTACCATACTAATATCAGCACTTGCATCATGATGCCAAGCACCTTGTTTTTTATCCTTTAAATTATAGTTGGCTATTTGTATACCACCACCATTTACGTGCCTGTTCCAAATATTCAAAAATATAGGATTACCTATAGTATATATCGTATGGAACAAGGATTGGAAGATTTCTGGGCAATTATCTTGAAAAGTTATTTCTGGTATTTGCCGTAATTCATCTTCGTCTGGATTAGGTTCAAACCCATAAAATGCTTCTAAGTTCTTAATTTCATCTAAAAGTATGTCGCAAAACTTTTTAGAAAAAAATGGCACTGTATACACATCTTTTAATGGTTCTTGAATAATTTTATCTAATGGGGTGTCTTTTCTTTCTGTATCACCTTTTTGTTCGTAAAATTCAACAATAGGCTCAATAGAGTCTGATACTGCATAAAATGTGTCTTTTTGTACATACCAGTCGGCAGGATGTTCTAAAAGAATGTTCTTGGTTTTATAGTTTAGGTCTTCTGCTGTATTGCTCATAAAGTAATTATTGTGCTACCTGCTATATTAATAGTAACCTCACCAACACTAGATGTCATCTCAAAACCTTGTTCTAGTGTTCTTTCACCTATGTCAATCCACTTGTTACCTGTATAAACTTGCAGAACACCAACTGTCGTATTCCATATAATACTACCGTCATTAAACTTAAGTGTATTTTTTTCTGGATCACTTATTTGTCTAACATTATCAAGATCAACGGCACCAAGGTTAATTTCAAGTATTCTAACTAAACGATTAAAAAGCTCTGGATCTACAGGACCTACTGCTAATGGTAATTGAGTTTGTAAGAGTTTGCTCATCTTCTACCATCTGGCTTTATGTCTATACGTGTAGCTCCTAACCTCCATCCTATTCCAAGATTACCATCATTTGTAGCATCATCATCTGACTCGAATCGTAATGCTATTTGCCTTGATCTACTGCGTACAAAAGCTTGTTGAGTAGTAGAGCTTATTGCGTTAGTTGAATTTATTGTTAAAGAATCACCTGGGAAGTTTCTAGTTTTTAAAACAATATTAACATGTCCATTATTTTGATCTTCTATAAACTTGTAATCAGGTATTATTCTTTTTAAGAAACTAAATTGCTCACCATCTCCTATATCTAAATCAGAACTTTCAATATAAACATTGGTCATAGGTGAGCCATCATTATCAAAGCCCTTTTCTTGTTGGTATAAATATCCATTACTAACAGCTCTAGGGAAGTTTTCTATACCAGAGTCGAGCCATGCTGTTCTTGATAGCTGTCCATAGAACCATATACCTTCAACATAGTTATACATAACATATCTGTCTATTTCATCTGAGCTAGATGAACAATAGAACCAGCCTACCTCACTTTTATCTTTTATAGTAAACGCATTGATTTTGAATGATTGAGTAAGATTTATGTCTGTAAACACATAGTTGTGAACTGAACATGGTAGAGTTTGAACACTACCATTATATGTATAGAAGTTGTTATAACTCATCCAGTAAACACCACTAGGAGTAGTTATTGCTGCTTTAGGTCCTATTAAGCCTGTACCTTCGTTTATTAAATTAATACCAAAAGTAAATGGTGGTCCAATAAACTGCATACTATAAAGAGCTGTATCGGTCCAAACTAATATTTCTTGCCTTGCTTTTACGCCACCAATAATAGAAGAACCAGATGATAATCTAAGAGATCCTGCTGTGTTTGTGGATAATGGTTCAAAGTCTAATGCGTTTTCTTGATCACTAAATGCTATAAGCATAGGATCTATAGCTCCTGTTCTAGAAGTACCAGATATAGGGTCAGCACCTAACACTATAAGATGCCTGTCTTTTTCAGATGTAATTACTTGTAAACCTTTAGTAGGTACTAGGTTTGCACCTGATATACCAGATAGTTCTACGGCTCTAGTGCTTACCCCATTATTTTCTGTCCATTGATATATACCTGCGTTTCTTTGGTTTATTATTAAATTTTCACCAAAGTTATCATGCGTCCAAATTCTTAATTGGTTGGTATCACTTAATGAAGAGGTGCTGCCAAAGGTACCAAATCCCCAACCATTAACTCCCCAACCTGTACTGGGTACATACACATCAAGTCCAACATTTGCTTGATAAGTGCCAACAACAGATGACCCGCCATTTCCGCTATCAGAAGCATTTGCTGTAACAGTAACACCGGAAGTATTTTTTGCTTCTATAGTGTAACTATTGTCATTAACTATAGTTGTTATCTGATATTCTTGATTTAATACATTTGAATTTACATTACCACCTAATGATACAGCACCTGAAAATGTTACAAAATCATTTTGAACAGCACCATGAGCAGTATCTGTAACAGTTACCGTTGAACTTCCATCACTTGCAGCAAATGTAACATCGCCAGCAGATGTGGTTAATCTTATTGGTGTTATATCGTTAAAACCAGATCCCAACTCTATATAATATTTTAAATGTGTCCCTAATCCTAAATATTTTGTACTGCCTAGTGAAATCCATGAATGTAAAGCTCTTGCTGTACCTACGTATGTATTACTTGTTAATTTTTCCCAACCGCCAAACTTTTCTGGTCTACCTTTACGAAAACGAACTAGATTACAATCAAACCAACCGCCTTCGTTATCATAAGCAGTACCTTCTCTGTTAATACCTGGTCTAAATGTAAGTTTCTGCAATGGCATTGTTAAACCTCATGCCATTCTTTGCCTGCAAACAACAAAGATTCCGCTTCTCTTCTTCTTATTAAACCTTGCAACACTTTGCCTCCAGCCTTATTCCATCTTTTTATCTGTGCTGGTACTCCTTCATAATCTTTAGCATTTAATACTTTTAATAAAGTAGAAACTTTTAAATTAGCAGGCCCTAAATTAAACACCCAAGAAACCATAGCATCAAATTGGTTTTGTTCTAAATCAACATTTACCATATCATTAATATACCCTTCGTACTCTTCCATTTCATGTAAAAGTAATTTGTCTGCTTCTTCTTGACTAACAGTATCGCCTTCTTTAACGCCTTTAGTTGAGCCATATCCTATTGTCCAAACACCAGCAGCACACTTATATGCTTCTAATTCACAACCCTCAAACTTTTTAATAAGGGACAAACCTTCTTGTGATATGTTCATATTACTGCTCCTTTGTAGTAACTGTTTTATAATAGACAACAACTTCTTTAAGCTCATTTATATACCTTTTTAATTCTTGCATATTATATGCCATAAGCTCGTAATCGGGCACAGACATAGCTAAGAATACCACTTGACCTTGGTCTTTCTCAACCCTTGCTAAAAACTCTTCTAAATTTTTATCTGAGACTACATACCAATATGGATCTTTTAGATCTATTTCTCTAGGCATAATAGGTTGAACAATGGTTCTTTCCATTGGTTTTGCAGTAACTTCTATTTGTTTAGTTGGTAGAAGACTGCAACTGCAAGCCATCATCAAGACTGTCAATGCTACGGCTGTCTTCTTCAATGCTATCAAATACATCTTTTGTTCCTTTATTTACCCTAGGTTCTATCAAACCAGGTTTAGCTGCTGCTAATTTGGTTAAGTTATGTCTTTTAAATATGTCAAGGTACCTTGTCATTTCTTGTTGAATTTGTTGGTTGCGACTTTGTAAGTCTAATAAACTGGATGTTTGTAACGCAAAATCGTTTTGTAAACTAGCAATAGCTTCTTCTTGTGTAGCTACAGCACTTTCTAAAACAATGTTATTAGCTGAAAGAACTTTGTTTTGTGTATATAAATAATAGGTTATTGTTGTCATAACAATAATTATCCCAATCAGGACTTTGCTCATACAAATCTAGATAAAACCAAAGATACCAGTATAAATGGATACACAGCCCAAATCATATTTTCTAGTTTATCAAAACGCTTAGACCCATCTTCTAATCTTTTTTCTATATTTGCGTATCTTATAGAACACTCTTTTTCGTGGGTTTCTATTTTGTTTATTGCTTCATTTGATGTTGTCATAAGATTGTATAAATATTTATAGATTTTTCTTTTCCTTTTACCTTTATGCTATTAAGTTCTTTTAGAATTATTTGATCACTAAAATCTTTTGCATTGATAGTATCATAACCTATAACAATATCTTCTCCAACCTCCTTTGTAGAGCTTTCAAGTCTTGCTGCAAGATTTACAGCATCACCTATAGCAGTATAGTCAAATCTTGTATTGCTGCCCATATTACCAATAACTGCGAAACCGCTATTCACTCCCACGCCAATTTCAACATCAATATCTGATTTTTTAATGTTTTCTTGAATATCTCTAGCACAAAGAACAGCAGCAGTTTCATGGTTTGGTAAATCAATTGGTGCATTAAAAATAGCCATCATAGCGTCACCTATGTATTTATCTACCATACCTCCATATTCTTTTACTGCATCAGCTTGAATTGTTAATGCTTTGTTCATAATTTTAGTTACTTCTTCTGGCTCTAACTTTTCAGACATTGCCGTAAACCCTCTAACGTCTGTGAATAAAAATGTGCAATATCTGCGTTCTCCACCTAAAACTAATGATCCAGGATTATCTTGTAGTTTTTTTACTTGCCTAGGATCTAGGTAATGTTCAAATTGTTTTTTAATTTGTTGACGTAATTTAAACTGCTTTCTAAAGTTTATATAGAAGGCAATAGCTCCAGTTATGAATTGTGATATAAAAGTCCATGAAAAATCTATTAAGTAACCCTTTTGAATGCTAATAACTCCTGAGAGCCCCGTGGTTAAAAGCAAAATTAAAGCTA